GTATTCTTCAACCCATACTGCATACTGAGTACCGATTGCTCCAACGCTTGCGTTAGCAAGGTAAACCAACAAACGCTGACGGATAGGAGAAACAACACCTGTAAACTCAGAGATTGTTACTTGTCCTGAAGACGCTTCGTTAGCAATAGTTGAAGCTAAAGTGATAGTCCCAACTGACTTCTCGTTAATTTCAAATACCAAAGGAGCCTTAAGACGAGCGTTAGGCTCATTCTTCAAACGCTCGATTTCAGCTTTAACTGGAGCGTAAGCCTTAATAAATGCAGTCTTGAAATCTTCTGCACTTACTTCTTTCTCAACTGCGCTTTTTTGCATAGCGATGTCAAGCTTGTCAAGTTGCTTTTGCATTTCTGCTGCATCTTCTTTACTTACTACATTGTCGAATGATTTCAACAATGCTTCAGCCTTTTCGAAAGCCTCGTTAGCTTTCACCTCTGCATTGCTTGCTTTAGCCTTAAGAGCCTCGCCAGCTTCTGCAATCACTGCCTTTACGGCATCAATTGTTAGATTTTCCATGATTCAAATTGTTTTTTAAGTTCGTTAATTGTTATTATTTCGACCTCCTCGGCTTTCTTAATTTCCAAAGTAGGCTCAGCTGGCTTTAGAAACTCCAAAAGTGATTTAAGTTGATTTTCTAGTTTTTCAAGTGTTTCATCCGTTGCGTCAGATGTCTTTACAAACTTCTCAAGTCTGCTAAGATATTCGAATGCATCAGACTCGCTTTTTAAGTCAATAAATGTGGTCTCAGGATTAGCACCTAAGAATTGAACGGCAGAACCCTCATACATCATTACCTCTTTAATTAGGTTAGCTTTGGCCTCTTGGTCGAACTGCTCTTTAATAGTTCTAAAGCCAAACGAATGCTGGTTGATTAGTTCGCTTTCAATCATCTTTTGAAAGTCTTGGCCAGCAGCATGAGAGCCAATCTTTGCTTCGTAACGCAATCCTTTATTGTCTTCGTAAAGATTAGTGATTTTTGCGACAACCTTGTTTTTGTCATGGTCAAGCAAATACTTGATAAGCTGCTTTCCTTGCGGTCCACGTTCCATGATTGTCTTGGTAAACGCTCCAGCTTCGATAACGTCACCATCAAGGTCTTTATTGCCAAAAACGGCAAAGTAACCCGAAACAATACCTTGTTTCATGTCGCTATCTGTAAAGCCTTGGTTTAATCCTTTTTTTACGAAACCCATATCGCTATTATCTTTTATTTCACCTAATTCTCTCAATTTACTTCTGCTCCATCCTAAAGCAGCCTTACCACCCCAAGCGTCATACATAAGCAATCCGCAACCATCTGAATAAGACGTGGAGGCTTGTAAATCAACCTCGTGACGGCTTAAATACGAATACATTCGCTTAATGGTGTCAACGGACAGAGGCTCGCCGTTTGCAAGCTGGTTGGCTCTTTGTTTGCCTACTGGCGTACCACAAGGCCCCCAACCATTCTCCTCAACATATTTCAAAACCCTTCTAGCGTTATTTCTAACTGACTGAGGATAATCGGAATATGATTGCTCGGCTTTTTCTAGCATTGCTTATTCGTTTACCCAAATATACAAATAAAAAAAATTAGGAAACAAAAGGCGATTAAATCACAAATGCATTAGGAAAGTTTCGGCGTGCATAAGACTCTGAAACATAAACAACAACGCAACTGCAATTTACTGTTTGAGCTGCTCCTCCGTTAATATCTCCTGGTTTGTCCATTTGTACAATGGTAAAATTAGGATTGGTAAATTGAAAAAATAAGTCTGCTCTAATTGGTTTGTCTTGCGCTTGTATGTGCTGGATTCTTGGCTCTCTAGCTCCGCCGTGAATCCATATTTTCCAAAGTTGAGTTCCAGTTTGTCTTGCCCAATCTTCAGCAGATTTCTTTTTACCTTCATTGTAGGCTCGTGTTGATTCTGTCCTTGCTATTGCTCTTGCACGTTTTATGTCAGGGATAAACTCTAATAAAAGCCTTTCAATCTCAAAAGGATTTAATCCATCTTCAATACCTTGAGCAATAATTTCATTAACCTTTTTTTGAGTTGTGTTGGTTACATCCAAAATAAGCTGACCAAGATTTTGCAAAACCCAGTCCTTAATCCATTCCTTCCAAGTGTTTAAAAAGAAATTATCGGGAATAAAAGCCTTCTCTCTGTTGTCTTGTCTTATGCGATTAAACTCTTTGCGTGCTGAATCAACAAAAACATTTTGGTAAAACTCGATGTAAGCGTTTTGCATAGGCAACAATGGAACAACTGGTTTTGCCTGTTCCTTCAATGCCTCAGTAAATATTTTTACCCCAAGGCGTTCGTATCTCTTTAAGTCTGCTTGCGCTGACCTTCTAACCTTGGAATAATTTATTTTTCTCATTGCTTAGGCTTGGAAATCTACAAAGTCAGTAGCTGCATTACCTAAAGCCTCCTCGCTTGGAATTACGTTGCTTGGAATCCAATGCACATCCATTGCTGGGTCTTCGCTTGCGTGCCAGTTTAGTAGGCTTCTAACCTCGTTACCAGTAAAGTAAGGTGACTTGCCATAAGTGTCAAGAATTACCTTTACATCGGGTTGCAACTCGCTAAAGCTAGAAATATCAAAGTCAATAACGTAATCCATGCCATAAGACTTGCCAATCCATTGAGTAAACTTCTCCTCAATCATTTGAAGCTGCGGCATAATTACGTCAGTAACCAAAGCCTTTTGAGCGCCTTCTAAGTTGGCATAAGTAGCGTTAGAGGTAAATAATACTGGATTAACTCCCCAAAGACCGCAAAGGGTCTGCAAGTCCATGTTTTGAGAGTTAATGATATCCATTGCAACTGGAGACAATCCGATTGCATCGTAACGCAAAGGAATGGAAGAGGCAACGATTTTATTAATGTTTTTATTGCCATTAATACGTTCGTCAATTCTTTCATCCATTTTTGCCCTTTGGTCAGGCGATGGCCAAAACTCAGGGTTTGTAATGTTAGGCGAAATAATACCTTTGGCGCCTCCGTTTTGGAAAGTCTTTTGCTTTGCTTCGGTCGCTTCGTTGTTTGCTTGCAAGGTCTTTAAACCAGCCAATAGGGGAGGCATACCTCTAAGTTGTGCGCCGTTCAAATCCCAAGTAAGGTTTGTTGTTTTGATGTGCAATACTTGGTCTGCTGGTATCTCAATGTTTTGGTCGCCAATAATCAATTTGTAGCCTCTCACAGGCTCAAACAAATTACCAGCTACAATTTCTACATAGTTTGACGGCATTACGTACATCTCCTTAATCTTGCCCTTATTTGGTCCTTCAGCTGGAGAAAAGCCATAAACAAATATTTCACCGCTAGTATTGTACCACGTTAGCATGGCATCTAAAAACTCCGCCCAAGTTTGCATCGGGTTAGGGTTTTTAATTAGCTGGCTTACTGGGTCAGAGTAATTAACATCTTGCAGCTCTTTTTTTCTAAACGCTATGCTTTGCAATCTGTTTAACTCTTTAGAGTTGTATTTCCCTCCTCTGTATTTCTTTGCTGATTCAGTTTCTTTATAAACGTAAGTAGGGCATTGCTTACCCTTCTCTGCTATTTTTCGAATAATTGAATAAACTAAAGCGTTTCCCTTGTAACCTTGGTCAATAAAAGTTTGCTGGTTTGAGTCATACCAAACAACAAGAGTCGAAGCCGTAAATTGGCCGTATAGGATTTGATTGAGCAGATTTACATCGGGATAAGTCTTGGTTGGCATGACTTGTGGCGTGATGTAATTCTGAAGAGCCTTTAATAGCATAGCATATTCGTTTTAACAAATATACCTATTTATTTTTTTCTAAAAATGTAGTTCCATAAAACCAAATTACAAGCATGGAAGCTCTTGCTACCCAATGCCATGTAAGCGGATTAAAATCTAAAGTTATAAATGCAATCAGCACGTAGGTGATAAACATTAGAATAATCGCTGCAATTGTTTCTTTGCTCATATTGAAAAGGTGAATTTTGAACCCAAAAGTAATTCGGTAAATCCCCAAACAAGTGCATCCACTCTGTCAGGCGACTTGCCTTTATCAGGGTCAAATGTAATCATTTGATTTTCAAGGATTGGAAATTGGCCAATGTGATAAATTTTATTTTGCTCATAAAGTGAATAGATAGGCTCAGCTCTAACGTATTTACCCTTAGTTGCATTTACTAACTTTATCCTTGCGGTCGTGTTTTGCGACCTCAAAACGCTTTCAACCATATCTCCTCCCATGTTTTTCTCGGCAACTATGCAATCGGCGTTCCAGCGTTCAAATGCTTTAACTGCAACTGATGCCCATTGGCTAGGTGAGTATTTACCACTTAAGTCTTCCAATACATACCCGTTTCCATTTGAATCTTTAGCACAGACAATTATACCCGTCTCATCTGAATCTAAATTGGCGGATGCCGCTGGGTCAACTGATATGACAATGCGTTCTAATTGTGGCGGATTCGCCATTCTTAGACGTTCAATTATTTGCCTATTCCACAACATTCCCTCGGCATCTTCAAGCCAATGACCAAGGAATAAATGGTTGTATCGATGTAGGTTTTCCGTTCTAGTTCGTTCAGCTTGGGCCACAATAGAAGGAGACAAGTTTTTTTCGTTGTCTAGGTAGGTGGTATGAATGTAACTTGTATCGTTTCGAGGATGCTTTACAAATCTGTTATAAATCCAATGAGATTTGTAACTAGGATTCATTACCAAAATAACTCTGTTTGGCTTGTTTACGGCACGAATAGAAAGGTCGATTCGGTCAAATACATCCTCATCCATTAACTCCTCGGATTCATCAAGAATAAATGTCGTAACGCCAGCAATTGACTTTAGATTAGCCGTTGCGGTCCCTTGGCTAGTCTTAATGCCTCTGAATAAAATCTTTGAGCCTGTTGCCTTGTTAATGATTTCTGACTGGGTTATTTCAAAGTCCTCCGCTTTATTCATCAAATCAATTTTGTCGATGAATTCAGGAATAATCGAAATAAACGCAGAGGTTAGAGTCCAACGAGTAAAAAGGATTACGTGTCCCTCTTCGTAAGTTAGGTTTAAAAGAAATAGCGAAAGGGTCCACGACTTACCGCTACCTCGACCACCAGTAATTAGGAAGTAACGGCTTTGAGGATGCTCTATAAAAAGAGGTTTGTATTTATCTATTATTCGGATTTTATCCACTCGATTGGAGGCGTGATTTTGTCGCCTTTAGTTGTATGGTCGTGGTCAAACTTATCCCTTTGCCCTAGCCTTTGTTTTCCTAGCCAAATAAGCATACCTCGGTCTTTATCCTTTAAAGCTGCCTCGTATTGCTTGGCAAGTAGCAACGCATCTCCCTTGCTCCTATTTTGCCGCAAAAACTCGGTAAAACCCATCGCGAGGTCATCTTTGCAGCGGTTGTAAAATGTCTCCTCGTCTATGCCTAAATAAGCAGCACATTGGACTCCTGTACATCCAGCCTGAACGAGTCGCCCCATTTCTATCCAGTCTATTGGTGATTTTGGTCGTGCCATTATTTTAATTCAAATGAAACTGTAATTCTATTTTGAGATGTGTTCATATTTCCAACTGTGCTACCTTTACTTTGACTTTTTGTTCTTCCACTTCTAGTACAAATCCAATTTTTTGATTTTTTTAATGAATTTATTAATGATGGTGAAGAAGAAACGATGTTAAATCTCTGTTGTTGTTTTTTGTAAAAATAACCAATCTCATTCAATAATTTTATGCCTATACCAAGACCTTGATAATCCGGAAGAACAACCAATCTGTGAACTTTTTTTATATTTTTTGCACTAGGATGTGGAAAATGTAAAATTGAAATGAATCCTGCTACTTCATTATTTACAATTGACACATAAACTTCTGATGCATTATTATGAGAATGACTTAAATAGTGATGCTTTGCAAACATTTTCCATATTCCCTTATCTTTTGTGTTGAATATTTCAAATTTAATTTCTGGTCTATTTTTTTTTTGCCCTTCAAGAGATTGAAAGGTCATTGTATCAGTATTAAAAATCCAATCAGGCAAAAGCCAATCTATTATATCAAAATGGCAAGAAATTGCTATAAATTGTTTTTTTGTCTTTCTAATTGCTTTTTGCATTGCAAATGAGCCTATTTGAGCAACTTGTCTGTCAACAACAGATGTAAATTCGTCAAAAACAAATAAATCTTGATTTTCAAGAATTGCTCTTGCTAAATCAACTCTCATTTTTTGACCATTAGATAAAACTGAATATGGTTTTAGCCAAGATGGAGGAGAAGAAAATCCAACAGAATTAAAAGCTTGAGTAATATCATCGATTGAACAATTTTTAGGCATATCATCCAAAACTGTCTCTGACTGATAATCATAACTAGTAATATATGATTCGGGAAAAAGTTGTTTTGCTATTGTTGTTTTTCCTGTACCTGATTTTCCAACAATTATTCCTATTTGCCAATTGTTTGACAAATCAATATTACCCTCAAATTTTTCTACAATATGTTCTGATTGTAAATCAAATTTACCAATTACTGAAGCAACTCTAAATGTTTGCTTTGGTTTTACTTCTTTTATAATGTTAAAAGTCGGCATTCAAATCCTAGTTCAATAAGTTTGTTATAAGTTTTCTCTTGTTCTTCTTCTGAATTACAATTAACCTCAATTTTAAACATTTGAGTTAAACTATCCGATAAATCTTTTGGTTCTTCTAAATCCTCAAATTTTGGTATATCCAAACCCCATTCCTCTAATTTTTCCGCATCCCATTCGTTAGCCAACTGCTCCCAATCCCATTC